GTGAACTCTCTGCAGAGACCATGGAACAGTTCTCCAGCATGTCTTCTGCTGACTTGGTTAAGGCATACATGGAGATGAGAGCCAAACATCCTGAAGAGGTACAAGCTCCTGAACAAGCTGCTGATCTGAGTGACAGTCAAGTCAATCAGATTAAAAATTCAGCAGGAGGTGAGGAAGCCTATAGCAAACTTGTCTCGTGGGCAAGTGATAATCTCCCCGAACAATACATCAATGCATTCGACAACATTATTGAAAGTGGAAATATGGAAGCAATCAAAATAGCTGTTGCTGGCTTGAAGTCAGAGTATGAGGAAGTTAATGGTTATGAAGGACGTTTGTTGTCTGGAAAATCTGCACCTCAAACAGTAGATGTATTCCGTAGCCAAGCTGAAGTAGTAGCAGCAATGTCTGATCCCAGGTATGACGTTGACCCTGCCTATCGCAATGATGTGTTCGAGAAACTAGGACGGTCCAACATCGATTATTGATATGCCTTTTTTAATGAGTACACCCATGACTACAACAACTGAAGACGGAAACCGACAAAACATCTTTGCTAAAGAACCCCCAATTATTATGACTGAAGTAACTGAAACTCACAACGAAAGAGCTGAACGACTTAATGGTCGCTTGGCAATGCTTGGTGTTATTGCAGCACTAGGCGCTTATGGATTGACTGGACAACTTATCCCTGGAGTGTGGTGATGTGTAAGAACTGCGGAAAGAAAGTTTGCCGAGGAGGCTGTAAAGGATCTAAAGGAGGTAAAGGTGGCGGCAAAAAAGGCAAAGGCTACTAAGACAAGGCTCGATAAGAGTTGCTGGAAAGGCTACAAAAAACAAGGCACAAAAGTTAAGTCGGGTACACGAGTAAATAATTGCGTTAAGAAGAAATGATTGGAGTTGGGACTACACTTCTCCTTATGGCTAGTTGGTATGGACCTGGATTCCATGGAAACCTTACAGCTAACGGAGAACGTTACAATCAATACGCGAGTACAGCAGCACATAAGACACTTCCTTTTGGGACCAAACTAAAAGTTTGCTACCAAGGTTGTGAGGTTGTTCGTATTAATGATCGCGGACCTTTCATACCTGGACGCTCTCTTGACCTGAGCAAAGGGACAGCAGAGCGTATCGGATTTATCCACTCAGGTATAGGCCAGGTAAAAGTCACACGTCTAAATTAATTATGTCACCACAAGCACCCTCGCCGCACGGTCGTTATTCATCGCGGCAAATGGAAACAGGTATCAGCGTACCTGAACATGATCATATCTCACTAATCAATAACGCTGACGGAAACCCCACCCAAGTTGTATACAGGACTGGTGGGTCCTCTGGAACGATTGTAGGAACTGTAGTTATGACATACAACTCTACAAGTGGGTTCCTAGAAACAGTTCAAAAAATTCAGTAATGATCAAACTTCACCCAATAACAGGTCAAATAGTATATGCACCTGACTTCGGTCCAATGGGACCAGTAGGTGAGACTGGAGAAAAGGGAGATAAAGGAGAACAAGGTCCACAAGGTGTAGAAGGTATCCCTGGTCTCGACGGTAAAGATGGTGCAAGAGGACCTAAGGGAAGCACCGGCAATGCAGGTCAAGATGGTCTTGGGATACTCAGTGGAACAGAACCACCAGATACTGATCTAGGTAGACCTGGAGAGTTCTACATTGATTATTCTGCTTGGGTTATTTATGGACCCAAAGGAGAGGAGTATTGGCCACCAGGCTTTTCAATGATTGGACCTGCTGGTAAAGCTGGTACACCTGGACTAAATGGTTTTGACGGCCTTGATGGTAAAGATGGAAGAGACGGGATTGATGGAGCACAAGGTCCAGCTGGTCCGCCAGGGCCACAAGGTCCACAAGGTGTGCAGGGACCACGAGGCTCACAAAGTTACCGCACTTCAGATCAACCAAACGGCCAACAAGATAATAATTACAAAGGTATCAATGTCTTTTCAAAATAATTTGTTATGCCGTATCAATTTACTCCTGTACCAGGATTCACACAAAGAGGTGGTTCAGGAACTGTAGGCCCACAAGGCCCACCAGGACCACAAGGTCCAGCTGGTGCAGACGGAGCAGACGGAGCTGATGGAGCAGAAGGTCCACAAGGTCCACAAGGCCCAGCAGCAACAATTAAGTGTGCCTGCTTTAAGGATACAACTGGTGATGAAGCTGTTGGATCAACGACCAATACAACAATTACGAGTATCGATAGTGCTAGCAGTTTCAATGATTCAATCTTTTCACAAAGTGCTGGCGTTTACACTGTAAGTGAAGCTGGTGTTTATGAGATTAAACTTGAACTGGGATTGTATAGTCCTACTGGAGGCAATTATAGATACACAGCTGAATATGCATGTACAAAAAATGGAACTTCCACAGTCATAGCCCTAGCTCAAGATGGATATATTCGTAAAGCTACTGCTGCAGATGAAACTCAATTAACACTCAATACAATTGAAGAACTTGCTGCCAATGACAACATCAGGTTTATCATAAAAAGAATATCCAGTTCATCAAATGGAGATGCTATCAAGAAGCTTCAGTGAATTCATGGAGCCTATTACTTTTAAGTTGAATGATTTTAAAACGATAGCCAAATGGATAGATAAGCATTTTCCTTTGCCTATCGCCTTCTTTCTTAAAGGATGGTTGTGGAAGTTGGAAGACTACTACATCGATTACAAGGTAAGAAAAGAAGTAGACGAAGCAATTGCACCATACATACCACCCGACCCTGTTATAGAGCCTCCTACCTATCACACAGAGGCTTCTGAAGTAGAGGGTCTAGATACGATCTCATTGTCAGGTAACTGGGATAGAGATTAATTGGATTGGAGGCACCTCAGAGTCGGACCTCCTTTCTATTGGTTGCCAGCACCATAACAACTGGTCTTACTTACCGATGAAATGAACAAATGAACTACTAATTAAATGACCACTACAATTCAACAACAACAACAAAATAATACTTGGAACGACTTCTGTGACTGGGTAACCAGTACTAACAACCGTCTTTATGTTGGTTGGTTCGGAGTCTTGATGATTCCAACTCTATTGGCAGCAGCGACCTGTTTCATTATTGCCTTCATTGCTGCACCTCCTGTCGATATTGACGGCATTCGAGAACCTGTATCTGGATCACTTCTATATGGAAATAACATCATTTCAGGGGCTGTCGTGCCTTCCAGCAACGCCATCGGTTTGCACCTGTACCCAGTGTGGGAAGCCGGTTCTCTTGACGAATGGCTTTATAACGGCGGACCGTATCAGCTCGTGGTGTTCCACTTTTTGCTCGGTATCTTCTCTTACATGGGACGAGAGTGGGAACTTAGTTACCGATTGGGAATGAGGCCCTGGATCTTTGTTGCTTACTCTGCTCCGGTTGCCGCAGCTTCTGCTGTCTTCCTTGTATATCCTTTCGGTCAAGGTAGCTTCAGCGACGGGATGCCGTTGGGCATCTCCGGCACCTTTAACTTCATGCTGGTGTTCCAAGCTGAGCACAATATTCTTATGCACCCCTTCCATATGCTTGGTGTTGCCGGTGTATTTGGTGGCTCTCTGTTCTCAGCTATGCATGGCAGTCTGGTTACATCTTCCTTGGTCCGCGAGACTACAGAAGATATTTCACAGAACTATGGATATAAGTTTGGCCAAGAAGAAGAAACTTACAACATTGTTGCGGCACACGGTTACTTTGGGCGACTTATCTTTCAGTATGCGTCTTTTAATAACAGTCGCAGTCTGCACTTCTTCCTCGCTGCTTGGCCCGTCGTGGGCATTTGGTTCACTGCCCTTGGTGTTTCTACTATGGCATTTAACCTGAATGGATTTAACTTCAATCAATCGATCATCAGTAATCAAGGTCGTGTTGTTAATACGTGGGCAGACGTATTGAACCGTGCAAATCTTGGCTTTGAAGTCATGCACGAACGTAATGCCCACAACTTCCCCCTGGACCTTGCTGCTGCCAGTACCACTCAAGTAGCACTTAATGCTCCTTCAATTGGATAACTAAATGTCTTACACAGGACTGACAACTGAATACAAAGTGAAGACAACTGGTGATCGCTGGTTTATTCCAGTGAATGCACCTAAGGCATCAAAAGCAGATCAAGCAGCACAGTGTGCGAAGGTTTCCAATGTTGGCACAGAGTCAGTAGCTAACTGATGAAACAAGCGGCTTTTTACTTAGTCGCTGGAGTTATAGCTGTGCAGTTATTAATAGTTTCAGGTGTTCTTGCTGCCTGCTTTAAAACTGGTTCTCAAAAATGTACTGGTGATAGAGCAGGTGAACTCATGATGTACATAGCTGCACAATCCTTCGCCCTTTACGCTAGCGAGAAATGATTAAACTTACAGATGCTGCTCTTTACTACAAGGAAGAGAGTCAACAAGTCGAAGCCTTCTCTTGGTTACAGACACAAATAGACCCTACTACCTTAGAAATTTTCGGTCAAAAATATAGAGACAAACCAAAAGTACCGTCAGAGAATCCATTACAAGTTCCCTATCAGAGTCAAAATGATAATGAGTCTGGAACTGGTTATCGTGAATGTTTCTCCTCATCCATGGCAATGATTGCTATGTATTGGGGGAAAGTAAATAGCGATGATGAGTATAACCGTATCCGTTCTAAATATGGAGACACCACAAGTGCTGAGGCACAGATTGCTTGTCTCCGTTCCTTAGGACTCAACCCTTCTTTTGTTACCAATGCTTCCACACAGACCCTACGAAATGAGATTGATAACGCCCGTCCTATTGGGGTTGGCTGGCTGCATAATGGGCCTAGTAGCGCCCCAACCGGTGGCGGTCATTGGTCTGTTGTTATTGGTTATTACGATGATGGGGTTATTGTGAATGACCCAAATGGTGAAGCACAGCTTGCCAGTGGTGGTTACACAAATAACTTAAATGGTTCGGGTCTTAAGTATTCATATAAGAACTGGGAACCAAGATGGGCTCTGCCAACGAAAAACGATGGCTGGGCAATGATAGTTAAACCTTAAAATTATGCCGTTTTTAGAAGTAATAGTAACTAGTGTCATCGCATCCTTGACGGGATTAGGAGTTCTTACTTCTAAATTCAATAAAAGGTTAGACACCCTGGACAACAAAATGGATGCCATTGAACTTTCAGTCGCTAAGGATTATGTATCCAAGGATTGTTTTAATACAATCATAGAGCGTGTTGAATCTCATATGGTGAGAATAGAAACCAAGCTCGACAACATTATTATTCAAAAAAAATGATCAATTTAATTAAACCTATTTTGCTTCAGTTTGTTGCGTCACGTCCAGTCAAAGAGCTTATCGTTGATCTATTGGC